GCTAACTGCCCACTCAGACTCGTTGGCTTATATTCCAAGTAGGGATAGTTCCGCACATTGGCTGTCTGCCACTTCGATTCGTGCCCCGCAAACTGCCCCTCCGCTCCAACAAATGGCGCTCTGGGAGCCAGCGCAATCATCTCGGTTTCGGCTGAGACCCAATAGTTATACATTCGCTGCGGGTCTTTACTATCCCGCACAACACCCCTGAAGTCCTTGACGCCATTGATGTTAATCTCGTCTCCCGTGACCGGAACGATTGGAATGAATTTCCCAGGCCATACTTGTCCCTCTGTTAAGGAATCATCCCCTTCCAGAATCTCCACCGCATTAATCAAGGCCCACTTCACTTCTCGTGTCACGACTTCTCGCTCAGTCACAATTGTGACCTGTTCGAGCATGTCCTTCCCTTGGTCCGTGCGCTCAAACATCGCCTTCGGCACACGCACCGTCGTGCCATCCGCATTCTGAATTAACACCATCACATCGCGGGTTTCCTGAATATAGAAATACTCCGCAACACGAATATTCCCCTCTGGCATCCATTCAGGGGCTGTATTTCCAGTTCCAGTAAAATTCGACAATGCCGCTAACGCCGACTCTGGATAGCGAAACTTGTATTCCTCAACGGGGAGGTCTTCCACGACAAACCCATACCGCGCATCTGACCCATCTGGGTTCTGAGTCGCAGGGTCCATGTAGACCGAGAATGGGTTCTGCACACGCTGAATCCTGACTTCCTGGTCTAAGCGCGTCGGGTCATCATCGATATAGTCGGTAATGACACGCACATAGCCGCGCCCCATCGTCACTTGATGTTCACCTGCGGTGGTATAGGCGACATCTGCGTCACTCTTGGTTTCAATGTGCCGCACAATCCCCTGTAACACTTGCGCGATTTCCGGATCACCTTGATCCCCCGTTGGGGCCACCGCCACCGCCGGACGAGACGCACGCTGATTATTCGTCACCTGACGAATAAAGCTCGGCATCCGGTTCACCGTCAGGCACGGTCGGTTATCCTGCTCACGCATAGACCTGACATGGTCAGGCCATTGCTCAGACGCCCTGAACCGTAAATCGTCCAGCATGTTTTGCCGAAGGAGGCTTTCCGCGTCAACCACAGTCCGAAATCGTGACTGCGCCAGCGACAGGAACTCCTCGACTTTTTCTCGCGCCTCAGATCGCTGGTCACTGCCCGCGTCCCGGTCGTCATCTTCGACCGCAATTACCTGATACCCGCCACCTGTGGGATCTGCCATCTACTGCTCCGTCTGTGTCCCTGGAAGCACCTGTGTCGCACGTATCTGTAGCATGCGAAATGCACGTTTCAAGTCATCCATCTTAAATCCATGCCCCACCCAATGTGTCTTGGCATGTCCAATAAACTGGTCTTCTCCTCCCGTCACGATTAAAGCCAGTGTCGCCGTATCAATCTGTTGCAATAACGACCCCACCGCTTCTCGGAGAAAGGCGTCCCGCTCAAGTATCAGCGTTTCTATGCCCATTAGTGCATCCACCCAAAGGTCTCTGTGCCTGTCTGGAAGACGCGAATCATTGGGTCTTGCTCAGCTACCGGTTCGCACGTTAACCATGTCGCCCCCGACACAATCGCATATCTCGTCGCGTCCATGAGATGGTCGTTCTGCTTCACAACGCGCCCCTTCAAATCCCGTCGATACAACCGGAATTCCTCAACCCACGCCTTACAGCTTTCAAAGACTTTCAGTTGTCCAGTACTTAACAAGCGCCAGACTTCCAATAATCCCGATTCTACGGCATTCGGCGCAATATCCAGATAGAGGCCCATATCGACATAATCCTGAATCAGTTGCGTGCCATCCCCCTGGTTACGTCCACGAGACGCCGGATCAATACGACCAGGAATCCACGCCCCTCGTGCGCGAATCGCGTCGGCATGCACGCTCGGTTCCGCTTCTCCTCGCTTATGCACGGCATAGACATATCGAATATTCGACTCTCGGTCATGGGCAAGCCAGACAGCAGCGGTACAGTTCCATCCGACGTCGAGTCCATAGCCTCGCGCAAAATGCGCAGGCACCTCGAAATCATCCACGAGGATGTCCGTCTCTGGCACTGGGAAAATCGCACCCGACCCCAACTGCGGCACGCCCTTCGTTCGCGCTTCACGCTGGTGCGGAGGAATCGACGCAATCAATTCCACCTTCTCTGTCTCTGACAGATGCGGGACATCGTCCCAATCGGCCATGACTACAAATTTCCCCATACGATGCCTTACCTCTTGTTCGGACTACTTCCCCCGACGCGACCTCTGACTAGAGCGTTTCGCTACGCTCGTGCGAGACGCGCCTGTTTGTCCTCTGCGCGTTCCACGCGTGCCCATCGACACTGGAGACCTTCCAGGACTGCGTGTCGCATACTGTTCAGCCGTCCGTCCTTCATACGTTGGGCCTGTATTGGTCTTCCCACGTTTGGCTCTTGCTGGTCCCAACGCACGTCCCACTGCACGACCAATCGTTCGAGCCGGACGTGTTGCCACTTTTGCCGCACCAACCGCTGCACGACCAATCGCTCGCGCCGGACGCGTTGCGGCTCGTGTCACACCGGACGCCACACGACGGGCCTTCTTGACCGCACCCTTGGCTCGTTTATAGCCAGCGCGTGGACTTAATGAAGATTTCTTCGGCATTGCTCTGTACTCCTTCAATTCGCTGGACGCAATCCCGCTGGAGGATTCGTGACCCGCATCAAACACGGGAGTGTCGTCACCATCATCTCCTTATCCTGCGTCTCAGGATGCGTCCATCGCGCTTCCAGGAGAATCCCCTGCTGCCGTAAAATGAAATCCGGCACATTCGGCACTTCCTGTACGATTTGCCCGTTGTGATAACACGCGAGAATGCGCGGAGGGTCAGACTGCGCCATCACTGAACAGCCAACAGCCGTTAAGAGCGCGATCCACACGCCAGCGAATGCCCCGCACGCAAACTTCCACATCACAGACCTCTAGTCCGGTGTGCCTCGACGCTTGATGACGTTTTCGAGCGCCACCACCGCGCGCATTACGTCTCGCACCGCCGCATTTACCGCATCGTTATCGAGTAAGTCTCGATCCGTGCCGACCTCGATGGTTTTGAGTAAGCTATCCACCATCGTTACCGCTAAATCTTCCTTCTCCGGAGATCGCCGCCCACGCACGAATTTCTCAACCGACTCCACCGCGTGCATCACAAACGGCAACAATTTAAGCCCGATCGTCAAAACCCCCATCCTCATCACTTCCTTCCTCGAAATAAACGTCCGTCTCTCCCGCCACGTCGGGCATCGCCTCCCCGTCCGGTAATCGGCCTCCAGGGAGAAACTCCAATACCAACGGCGTCAGTCCCTGAAGCGGCGTAAACGTCAACATCAACAAGCCCCCAGAAAAGTCCGACGTTTGGACCGTGCGTAACAAGCACTCGACGTAAATATCTTCCGGAGGCTCCTCGTCCAACCAAATGCCATGCTTGCGCGTGCCTTGGAAACTCTCTCGACGCTGGTCATAACTTTTTAGTCCCAACTCCGACAGACACGGCGCACCATGTTCTTTCTCGACGTGCTTCACCCAGACGGTTTCAATCGCATCCGTCACCCCAGGCTTTCTCGAAAAATGCTCAATCCGATGGCGGGGAATAAACCCCGTCCCAATCGCATTCATCGGCCCCATTAACTCTAACTGTCCAATATCACGCACCGTTTTCGAGGTGTCGCCCACCGCCCACCACGAGACCGGTTCCTCAAACTTTCGACCTTCCCACCATTCCGGATACTCCCCCGTCAGATGCGCCACCGTCTCATACGCCCCCGCCTGCGTCTTCCCAATCCGGTTCGCCGCAATCATCAGCCGTTCCCGCGCATGAGACGCGAAAAACGCTTCGTGTTTCGGATAGAGGGTGCGACACATCCCGGCATGGTCGTCCACCTCCCATGACGTCGGATCGCAGGCATCGGAACACGTCGGGAAATACCGATAAAACTTTCCCTGATACCGCGTTCGACGAATCGCCTCAATCGCCACTAACGTCGCCGCTTCAGGCGTAGACACCGCTACCCCAACAAATCCCAGATCGAGACTTGCTTCTCCCCCGTTGCCGCTCTCACCACCGGCTCCATCGTGGCACTTGGCGTCTTCCCCGCATGGGGGTCCACCACTTCTTTCGGGGGTCCGATCGGTCCCAGAGAAATTACGTTAATTT